ATTTGGTTACTCAGAGTGCTTATGCTCGTGCTTTGATTGAGCGTGGTGAAGATGGTGGAACAAACTCTGCTGAGGCTTATGCCTTGTTTAGAGGAATGCTCTCTGATGCTATTGCAATGGAAAGCACTCGTTATCCTGAAGATAACTTTGAGGCAGTCTAATGGCATCTCAACTTCAAAGTTACAGTCTCTCAGCACCAGGTTTTTATGGCCTGAATACTGAAGATTCACCTCTTGATCTAGGGGCGGGATTTGCTTTGGTTGCAACTAACTGCATCTTGGATCAATATGGTCGTATTGGTGCTAGAAAAGGTTGGACAAGGGTTAACTCTTCATCTGGTAATCTAGGTGCTAATGATGTTGGTGTTATCCATGAGTTAGTTCAGACTGACGGGACTCTTACAGTTCTGTTTGCTGGAAACAATAAGATATTTAAACTTGGTACTGCTAATGCGGTGACTGAATTGACCTATGGTGGTGGCGGTTCTGCTCCTACCATTACGGCATCTAACTGGCAATGTGCCTCTTTGAATGGCATTGCATACTTCTTTCAAACTGGTCACGATCCTTTAATTTATGACCCCGCAGTAAGTACAACTACTTATCGCAGAGTTTCTGAGAAGTCTGGTTATGTAGCTACTGTTCCGCAAGCAAACATTTGTATCTCTGCTTTTGGTCGTCTGTGGGTGGCTAATACTGCTTCCGATAAGGTAACTATTACCTTCTCTGACCTGATTGCAGGTCATGTATGGGGCGGTGGTACTTCAGGAACATTAGATGTTTCTCGTGTATGGCCTAATGGTGCTGATGAAGTCATGGGCTTGGCAGCGCACAATGATTTCTTGTTTATCTTTGGTAAGAAGCAGATTCTTGTTTACTCAGGTGCTTCTACACCTGCATCTCTCGTTCTGAGCGACACAGTAGGCTCTATTGGATGTATTGCTAGGGATACCATACAAAGTATTGGCTCTGATGTTGTTTTTTTGTCAGACTCAGGTGTTCGTTCATTGATGAGGACTATTCAAGAAAAGTCTGCTCCTTTGCGAGACCTATCTAAGAATGTTCGTACTGACTTGGCATCATCTTTAGCGGGTGAGACAATTGCCAATCTGAAGTCTGTTTACTCAGAAAAAGAAGCCTTTTACCTTCTAGTGTTGCCCACTACTTTGCAAGTCTACTGTTTTGATACGAAACAGAGTCTCCAAGATGGTGCTTCCCGTGTAACCAAATGGGATAGTATTTCTCCAACAGCACTCAGATCATTGCGTAATGGAGACTTGTACATTGGAAAGAATGGCTACATTGGTAAGTATGGTGGTTATCTTGATGATGCTTCTACTTATCGATTCTTGTACTACACAAACAATGCCGACTTAGGCAATCCTAATCAGATTTCCATTCTCAAGTCTATTACTGCCGTGGTGATTGGTGGTTCTAACCAGTTCCTGACAATCAAGTGGGCTTTTGATTACTCAGGCGCTTATCAGTCAGAGAACGTCTTTATTCCACCTCAAGGCTATTATGAGTATGGGGTTGGAGAGTATGCAGTTGCAGACTTCTCAAGTGGCATACCCATTAAAGCATTGACAAGCAATGCTTCAAGTGCAGGTAAAATTGTACAAACAGGGTATGAGGCCACCATTAACGGCACTCAGTTGTCAATTCAGAAAATTGAACTTCAAGCCAAAGAAGGCAAGATAGGATAAATATGAGCAATTATTCAAAATCCACTAACTTTGCAACCAAAGATAATCTTTCACCTGGCAATCCTCTAAAGATTGTCAAAGGTACTGAGATTGATACAGAGTTCAATAACATTGCAACTGCTGTAGCGACAAAGACAGATAACGCTTCTGCCACAATTACTGGTGGTACGATAAATGGTGCGGTGATCGGTGGAACTACTGCTGCTGCGGGAACTTTCACCAATCTTACTGTTAGCACAGCCGCTACGATTGCTTCTGCCGCCATTAGTGCAGGAACTATCAATGGTGCGGTTATTGGGGGTTCATCTCCACTTGCTATTACTGGTACAAACATTACTGCAAATACAGGCTTTAGTGGCCCATTAACAGGGGCAGTTACTGGTAATGTCACAGGTAATGTAACGGGTAACGTGACAGGGAATGTTACGGGTAACGTAACTGGAAACCTGACAGGCAATGTAACTGCGGCTTCTGGAACTTCTACGTTCAACAATGTGACCATCTCTGGCTCATTGGACATGGATAGTGGTACATCGGCAACCATTACTGGTTTGGCAAGCCCTACAAACGATTCTGATGCGGCTACCAAGGGTTATGTCGATGCACTAGCCCAAGGTATTGATGCCAAAGCCTCTGTGGTTGCGGCTACTACTGCAAATATCACTTTATCTGGCGCACAAACCATTGATGGCATATCCATTGTTGCGGGTGATCGGGTATTGGTTAAAGACCAATCTACTGCTTCTAACAATGGTATTTACTTGTGTGCAACAGGTTCTTGGACTCGCACAACAGATGCTGACACTTATGCTGAGTTGGTGGCGGCTTTTACCTTTGTTGAAAAAGGCACAACCAATGCTGATTCTGGTTTCATCTGCACGATTGATGCTGGTGGCACACTAGGTAGCACATCGATTACATGGGCGCAATTCTCTGGTGCAGGTCAGATTACTGCAGGTGATGGTCTTACAAAGACAGGTAACACTCTCAATGTAGGAACTGCATCTTCTGGTCGTATTGTTGTCAATGGCGACAACATTGATTTGGCTACTTCTGGCATTTCGGCAGGAACTTACCAATCTGTTACTTTTGATGCTTATGGTCGTGCTACGGCAGGAACGAACCCTACGACTATCGCTGGCTATAACATCTCTAATGCTTATACCAAAACTGAAATAGATTCCATTTTTGGTTCGACTACTGCGGCAGCTACTTCTGCATCTAATGCGGCTACCTCTGCTTCAAATGCGGCAACAAGTGCTTCTAATGCTTCTACAAGCGAGACAAATGCGGCTTCTTCAGCAACTGCGGCAGCGGCTAGTTATGACTCTTTTGATGACAGATATCTAGGTTCTAAGTCTTCTGCTCCTAGTGTTGATAACGATGGAAATGCTCTGTTGACAGGTGCTTTGTACTGGAACAACTCAGTCAATACTTTGTATGTTTGGACAGGATCGGCTTGGACTCAGGCGGCATTTACTGCCTCTGGCTTTGCTACTTTGACAGGTGTTGAAACCCTGACAAACAAGACCCTGACAAGCCCTGTCCTGACAACTCCTCAGTTGGGAACACCTGCTAGTGGTGTTTTAACTAATGCTACTGGTCTTCCTTTATCTACTGGTGTAACAGGAACACTTCCTATCGCAAATGGTGGTACAGGTCAAACCACTTTGGCAGGGGCTAATATCCCTGTTCTCAATGTTGCCAACACCTTTACTGGCACACAGACTTTCTCAGGCACTTCATCTGTTCTAGCTACAGTTTTAAACGATGCAGCAGAGGTAGCAACAGTATCAGCTACTGCGGCTACTGGAACGATTGCTTACGACATCACCACTCAGTCTGTTTTGTACTACACAAGTAACGCAAGTGCTAACTGGACAGTTAACTTCAGAGCCTCTAGCGGTACATCATTGAATACTTTGATGAGTACAGGTCAATCAATGACTGTGGCTTTCTTGGTTACTCAAGGCTCTACTGCTTACTATAATAATGCTGTGCAAGTTGATGGTACAACTACAGGTGTTACAACTCGTTGGTTAGGTGGTGCGCCTACTGCTGGTAATGCTAGTGGTATTGACTCATATCGTTATTTGATTATCAAGACTGGTAGCGCAACATTCACAGTCTTGGCAAGCAACACACAATTTAAGGCTTAACACTATGCCATTACAAGCAACAAGTGGTGCGGCTAGTTACGATGCGTTCGGAGGAGGAGTTGTTGCTGAACCGAATTATATAGAGTCGTGCTTTTCAACGTACCTCTATACAGGCAACGGCACATCACAGACCATTACCAATGGCATTGACTTGTCAACTTATGGTGGATTGGTTTGGATTAAAAGTAGAAGTGATGTAAGTAATCATGCACTTTATGATACTGCTAGAGGCGCAACATTTGATCTTGTTTCAAATTTAACAACAGCCCAGACAACTGAATCTACTGGTTTAACTTCATTTGGAACAACAGGATTTTCTATTGGTTCTCTTGCAAAATTAAATACTTCTGCTTCCACTTACGCCTCATGGACATTCCGCAAGCAGCCAAAGTTCTTTGATATTCAAACGTGGACAGGCACAGGTTCTAATAGGACAATCTCCCATTCACTAGGCTCAGTACCGGCTTGCATTATTGTGAAGCGAACAGACACAACGGGTGGATGGCAGGTTTACCACCGTTCATTAGCAAATACGCAATACTTGGTTCTTAACACCGTAGCGGCAGTAGCAACTGGTGCAACTAGATGGAACAGCACAACTCCTACAAGCACAGTTTTTAGTCTTGGAACTGATGCAACTGTTAACGCTTCTGGTGGCACTTATGTGGCGTATATTTTTGCCCATGACGCAGGAGGCTTTGGCTTAACTGGTACAGACAATGTGATTTCGTGTGGGTCGTATACGGGTAATGGTCTTGCGGCAGGCCCAGCAGTAACGCTTGGATACGAGCCTCAATGGGTAATGATAAAAAACGCAACTAACGCAACACCTTGGATAATGTTAAATAACATGATGGGGCTTGCGCTTACAGCCAGTAACACGCTTCAAGCAAATGCGGATTATATTGAAACTGCTCAAAGCACTTTTTTCAAATTAACAGCGACAGGGTTTGAATTAAATACTACTGATTCTGATGTAAACGCAACAGGTTCAAAATACATCTACATAGCCATTCGTAGAGGCCCGATGAAAGTGCCTACAAGTGGGACGAGTGTGTTTACGCCTGTTGCATCAAGAAGTTCTGGAACAAGTCAATCAACTCCAATCTTTAACGCAGGGTTTCCAGTTGATACTTTGATTACTGGAATAAAGGCTGGTGGTGGCGACTATTGGATTCCACGATTGACTGTTGGTCAGATGACTTCATCTTCAACAGCGGCAGAATCATCAGCGTCTGCTACTTATAACTTTGGCGGAATGCTTGGAATTCTTAGCGCATCAGGAGATTTGAGTAACTCTACTGTTTGTGGTTGGAACTTTAAACGAGCACCATCATTCCATGATGTGGTTTGCTATACAGGGACGGGAACATCAACAGCATTCAATCACAACTTGACTGTTGTGCCTGAAATGATCATCACCAAGATTAGGAATAGCGCATTTCCTAACTGGGGTGTTTGGCACAATGCGTTATCTCCATCGTCAGCAATGTTGTTTTTGAATACTACTGGGACGCAAGGTAATGGCTATGTTGACACGGTTACTTCAACGACATTCTCATTTGCAACCTCCAATGGTGTTGTCAATTCATCTGGAAACACCTACGTCGCCTACCTCTTTGCCTCATGCCTCGGTGTTTCCAAAGTAGGAAGCTACACAGGTACAGCAACAACAAAGCAAGTTGATTGTGGCTTCACAGGTGGGGCTAGGTTTGTTCTTATCAAACGCACAGATTCAACTGGTGACTGGTATGTGTGGGATACAGCACGAGGCATTGTGGCTGGTAATGACCCTTACTTGCTTTTGAACAGCACAGCCGCTGAAGTAACAACGACTGACTACATCGACACATACAGCGCAGGGTTTGAGTTAAGTTCAACTGCGCCAGCCGCTATCAATGCAAGTGGTGGCACATACATCTTTTTAGCAATTGCTTGAGGAAAATAAAATGCAAGTACGAATCAGAGAAACAGGCGCAGTCATGTACGAAAGTGAATTTCGTGCATACACAAAAGCTAATGGTGGCCCATCATGGGACATAACAACAACTGAAGTCTTAGACAATCTAGGTGCTGACGTAGTCTTTGAAGGCCCACAAGCAACTCCTACACGCTATCAAGTAGCCTTTGCTGATGGTGTGGAGCAGATTGGTAATAAGTGGTACACAAAATGGTCAGTAGCGGATATGGATGATGAAGCTATTGCAGCTAAGGATGCTGAACAGGCTAAGAGTGTTCGTGAGCAACGTGGTACTAAGTTGGCAGAATGTGATTGGACACAAGTAGCAGATGCACCTGTTGACAAAGCATTATGGGCTACATATCGTCAAGCCTTGCGTGATGTCACTACGCAGACAGGTTTCCCTTGGACAATTACATGGCCTGATGAGCCACAATAAGGAGTAATCATGGCTGTAACTAGCGCACAAATTGTAGATTTCTTAACCGCAAACCCTGGCATGAGTGATGCCCAGATCGTTACGGCTATGGAGCAATATGGGATTTCTCCTGCTCAAATGGCTCAAGCAGTTGGACTAAATGAAGGTGAAGTTGCTTCCCGTGTGGCGGCTACTATTCCTCAAGGTCAAACTATTACTTTGGGTGACACCATTGTTCAACCTCAATATAGAACTACTGGTTCTGGTGAAAATCAACAAGTTGGTGGTCTTGAAAATGTTATTACCTATAAAACTAGTGCAAATAAAATAGGCGGTGGGTATCAACAATATAACCCTGATGGAACACTTGCTCGTACTGGAACTCAACAAAAAGTTGATAGTGGTTTAAAAGAGTTTGCCTTAGGTGCTGCTGGTTTGTTTGGTGGACTAGGTGGCGGCTTTGAGAGTTTGTTTGGTGGCGGTGGAACTGTTGGCAACACAGGATTGACCTTATCTGAGTTAACTCAACTTGATATGTCTCTTGGTGGTACTGGTGGAACTTTAGGAGCATTGACTCTTGCTGAACAACTAGGTGGCTTGGTGGCTGGTACTTTAACTGGCGCTGCGCTTACAGGTGGTACAGCAGTTGGTACAGGTGTAGGTACGGGTGTCGGCACAGGCGTAGGAACTGGTTTGGGCACAGGTGTTGGAACGGGAGTAGGCACTGGAGTAGGCACAGGTCTCGGTACTGGTCTTGGCACAGGAGTTGGCACAGGTGTGGGTACTGGTGTAGTTACTGGTCTTACTGGAGGTCTAACTGGCCTTACCGCTGCTCAAATTGCGGCTTTGTTAAAAAGCACTGCAACTACTGCGGGCGGTCTTCTCCAAACACAAACATCTAAAGAAGCGGCTCAAAAAGCCCAAGCGATGATTGATGCTGAGACTGCGGCAGCTAAACAAGCGGCTCAGTTTAGACCTGTTGGAATGACTACTAGGTTTGGCACTTCACAGTTTGGATTTGACCCTAAGACTGGTCAACTGACAAGCGCAGGGTACACACTAAGTCCTGAAGCTAAGAATGCTCAAGATAGATTAATCACATTGGCTGGTCAAGGTCTGACGCAAGCAGAAGGCGCACAAGCACAATTTTCTCCTTTGCAAACAGGCGCTCAGAACTTGTTTAACCTTGGTAATCAATACATTGCTCAATCTCCTGAATCTGTTGCACAGAACTATCTCAATCAACAGATGGCTTTGTTGCAACCTGGTCGTGAGCAAGAGTTAGCTAATCTGCAAAACAAACTGCAACAACAAGGTCGTGGCGGTCTTTCTGTTGCTCAAGGCGGCAACTTGGGTGCAACAACTCCTGAACTACAGGCTTTGTATAACGCTAGAGCGCAACAAGAGGCTTTATTGGCGGCTAATGCTCAAAGAGCTGGTCAACAAGATGTTCTGTTTGGTGCGGGATTGCTTGGTCAAGGCTCACAAGCTATGGGTCAATACTATGGTGGTCAACAAGCCGCTTATGCGCCTTACACAACTGCTTTGGGACAAGTACAGAACTTGGAGACTTTGGCACAACAACCATTGACAATGGGTGCGGCTCTTGGTCAACAATCTGCTCAAGCGGGTTTTAATGTTGGTCAATTAGGCTTGAAGGGTGCGGGTCAGAGTGTTGCTCTAGCGACAGGAAATGCCGCTACTACTAATCCCTATTCAACACTTTTGAGTGGAGTTGGTTCTTCTGATGCGTTTAGCCAAGCAATTGGTGGTTTGTTTGGTAGTACACCAGTAAACGCATTAAATTCAACTGCATATGGGCCAGGTAATGCTGGATTCCAAAATATGCTCAATGACATTTACGGCTAAGGACACATCATGGCAGACAATATCGTAGCGGGTCTTTTTGGGTTAAACCCACAAATGTATGGTGAGCAACAACGTGTTGGCGCTTTGAATGAGGGTATTGCTCTTGCTCAATTAGACCCTGCGGCTCGTGGTACAGCATTGACCTATGCAGGTGCAAGAGGTTTAGGAAATGCTATTGGTGGTGCTATGGGCATAGAAGACCCACAGTTAAAGCTAATTAGTGCTAGAAACTCTATTGCCCAACAGATAGACCAGACTAACCCTGAGTCAATCTTAAAAGGCGCTCAGATGTTGTCTCAGATGGGCGACCAACAAGGTGCTATGGCTTTGGCTCAGTATGCTCGTCAAGCCCAAGGTGAGATGGCTCAAATAGAGCAACGCTTGGCAGCAGGTAAAGCATCTTTGGCACAGGCGGCTCGTGAGCGTCAACAAGCAGTCCCTTCTGATATACAAGTTGCCAATGAGATTGCTACTTTGGAAGACACACTTGCTCAAATTGAAGGTCTACCCGCAGACCCAGAGCGTACTCGTGCCAAGAATTTATTGAATACTCGTTTAACAGAATTAAGACGTTTAACAGCTAAAGGTGATAAGGCAGAAGCAAAAACTGATATTCAGAAACTTCAAGAATATGCCTCAACATTACCAGAAGGTTCACCACAATTGGCTCAAGTACAAGCAATAATCAAAGCCAAGGGAGAAGCAAAAGGTACTACGATTACCAATGTATTACCTGGTGATAAGGCTTTGGCTGATATTCCTGCATTTAGAGCAAGCATTCAGCGTACTGTTGAGCCACAATCTAAAGCTGTATTTGCGGCTGACAATGCTTTGACCAACATTCAAGATTCAATTAATACTGGCAACTTTGCCTCATATCGTGCCGCACAAACTCAATTTGCAAGGGCTATTTCTGGTGCAGGAGATTTGAGTCAGAAAGAACTAAAGGCTGCGGGTGCTGATCCTGCATTGATTGGTGGTACTGCTGACTATTTGGCTACTTTGTTTACTTCAACTCCAACTCTTGATACGCAAGAAAAGATGAAGAAAACACTTATTGCTATTAAGAAGGTTTCTACAGACAAAGCTCGTGCTGAGATTGAGGCTCAACGTAAGATGGCTTATGGTAATCCTGCTTATGATAAAACAAGAGTTGACCAAGCTCTTAATTTTCCTGAGTTCTCAGGTGTTGGTGGGGCAGAAAAGAAAACCAATACTAGAACCCTTAAAAGCGGTAAAGTTGTTACTGTCGTTGAAGAATAAGGACGCACCATGCCAGTTTATGAAATTGACGGGAAACGCTATCAATCAGATGCACCTTTGTCGGATGCTGAATTAGAAGAGTTATCTGGAAAACCAACTCCTACTATGGGTGCTGTGGTAGCTGAATCTGCTAGAAAAGGTTTAGCAAGTAGTGTTGGTACTGTTTCAGGATTATCAAATCTTCTTTTTTCTGCCTTAGAACGAACTGGAATTAACCCATTAACAATGGGGATGAGAACTTCTGGTGGAACAGTTGCACCCGCACCTACAGAGGGTGGAATTGTAGAGACATTTAAAGCAGGTCGTCAGCCTGTTTACAAGAGTGTCATGGAATCTTTGGGGACTACTGGTGCAGAGCCTCAAACTGGATTACAAAAGATTATTGGTCAGGGTACAGAAGCTGTTACCTCTCCAGAGAGTTATCTTTTCCCTCCTTTAGCCGCTACAAAACGCATGGGCTTGTTTGGTCAAGCATTGATGCGCCCCTTTGAACAACAAGTTGTTGGTTCTACTGCCGAAGCGGGTGGTATGGCTGGTGAAGCGGCAGGTGAAAAAGTGGGTTATCCAACCACAGGGAAAATTGTTGGAAGTGTTTTAGGTGGTGGCGGTGGTGGATATTCATTGGGTACTTTGC